ATGGCGATACCATCCGTGCGCCGGAAACCAGCACCGAAACGACCGCCAAAGGTTCCATTTCCATCGTTCCGTGCGCCGACAGACTCTACGTTAGAGAGATTAGACAGGCTGATTGTAGCAGAGAAATCACCTGCCCGAATCCGAGCTTCCGCAGCATTGTTAACCGGGACTACGGTAAGGACAGGGGAAGCTCCCGAGATTGTAACCGGGCCAGTAAGTCCACCCGGCATGGAAACAGCAGCATTGAACGCGGCAGCAAAGTTGAAGGTCACTGTACCGTTGGAATTGACCCGGAAAGACTCTTGCTGAGAGCCACCAGAAACGCGCGTCCAGAATCCCATATAAGCGGGATAGAGGCCAGAACCGCCTGTCCACGGCCCTTCTTTACTTACAACGATGCCCGCTGCATGGCGCTCCGCATCCGTGGTATCCGCAAAGCTGAACGATACGCCAACCAAAGAACCAGCGGTATTCTCATAGTTGCTTATACGGGCACCCGAGGTCGCGCCATTGGCAGGCAGGCCAGATGGAATATTGGTGTAAACAGCCAGAGTTTGACTGGTCGTTTTATTGACGAAAACACTATCGTCAATCAAGGCACCAGAAGCGTTCAACTGCAACCGGGTAACAGGAGCCGCCCCTGTTTGGAACAGCAGCGTATTGGCAGCAGAGCCAACAATACGGCCCATTTCACCAAAGGAGCCATTGGTAAAGGCGATGCGCGAAGCATTGGCACCAGAGGAAAAGGCGGTAAAGGAACCAATGCCGCTGTTACCAGCAGAAGTGACATTGCAATTCGCTGTGCCATTGAAAAGAGCGCCGCCACCAGCCGAGAACTGAGTTTGACTGGTAGTAACTGCTACCCCATCAGGCCGGATGAAAACATTGCCTGCCGTTGTATTACCGAGAACAGCCGGACCAGCGCCCAATGCCCTGAAATTTGTGGTAGCGATTACCTCGGAAGTGGACAGCAGCGGAGCGCCCTGAATCAAAGCCGGGCTGGTAAGGCCAGCCCATACCGTCATGATCTGGGACGGACGATCAATAGTGTAAACCGGGCCGAGCAAACCACCCGCATCCGTGTATGCACGAAGCCCGTAGTCCGAGCCTGTGTTACCGCCGCCTTCGGGATTATCCAACAGGCCATGCGAGAACCGGGCAAACGTATTGGTATAGTAGTAGATTTGCCGCAGCGTAGCTTGCGGGCCTTTCGGAGCCGGGATGGTTTCAGCCCAAGCCGCATCCTGACGGCCATAGATAAGGCCATTGATAGGCGCTTCGGAGATAGAGCCTGCCGTACCGATGCTGAATTGCGAGCCACCTTTGGCGACAATCCGGGCCGTAGCTGTGTTCTTGAGGTCGGTGCAATTCTTCTGCGCTACAATGTAGGCAAGCAGGGTTGCATTGACCAGCTTGGACGGATAGAATACGCTGGCATCATCAACGCCAATTTGTGACAGTGCCGTAGTAAGGTCAGCGTATATGGCTTGACCATACAAGAATACAAACTCCCCCGCCACAAGGAACAGCCGATGAATACTCGCCGTAGAAACGCCCCCCGGAATCGCGGTTATAACGCCCGCGCCAAGGGGGTCATAGTTCGTAACCGGGACATTCTGAGTGGCGAGGCCAACAGCGTTGTTACCAGTGACCGGGAAGAAACTGAGGTCGAACGCCGCAGGGAAATTCCCCGTGTTCGGGCCGTTAACGTCAGACGAATCCGCGCCAAGGGAAAAGATGGTTCCCGCCTGCAAGTCCACATGGAAGGGGCTGGCAGCGTTTGGCAAGACCTTACCGCCTGATACCAAAGTGTTGTTGAGTAGGATGCCCGTGTCATAGGCAGCATACGTCATATCACCGAAGATAGCGGGTTGGGTAGTGATTTCATTGATCTGGCCGTTCAAGTGCGCGACCGTGCCGAGCAGGATATTCTGACGCGCCCAAGCAGGGTTGAAAGCACCCGTGAATTGGACGATTGCACCAGCCGGATTAACAGCTAGGAAAGTCATCCAGTCAACGGCCACGTTGGAAATGGTCACGTTCTGACCGGCCCAAGTGACTTCGGTAACGCCTGAGAGGTCACGGGCCGAGGGGTGAATGATACGGCCTGTGCCGCCCGGTACGAATACGGTAGTCGGATTGACGAAGGTAATTTGCGGGTACGGGCCGTTCAGTGAGGGCCGGTCCCAACCAGACATTGCAGCCTGAGCAAATCCAGTCACGCCGCCACTGGCAGAAATGACCTGCCACGCATCGCCCGTAAAGGACAGCAGATAGGTACGGCCTGCCACCAGATTACCGGCCCCAAGGAAGTTGCCGATATCGGTAATAACATCGTACTCTGCACCCTCATTGATTACGAGGGTAACAATGCCAGTGTTATTGGCAGTCGGAATCAACTGTACGATCTGGCCGAGAACGGGAGCTATCTGACCACCGGGTAGAGTGGCTTCGATCTGGTTCACGCCTGTCACATTGATAAGGCGCTTATCTTTGCCGTCTTGTACCCATCCAAGGGAAGCATAGTTGTTCCGCAGTACGGGGTCGCCCACGCCTGTATGCTTGAAACTGCCCATTGGCAGGTCAGCAGTTGGCACCGTCTGACCGTCCTTGGAAAGCGACTGTGTAATAGCCGCCGCAAGGTCACTCATAGTTGAGTTAGCCCAGTTGCTAGTAATTAGCGTCTGAGTGACAACCGGATTGCCTACGGGAAGTTGATATGTACCGGAACCATTGCGAGGCATTATCGTTTCTCCTGCTTTTTCGGCTTCCGTTCGTCCCACATATCTCGTAGGGCATTGGCAGCGGCAATTCCAGATATCTTTAATGTGGTCGGAGCCGAGGGGGCTAACTGATTGGTATAAACTTCTCTGGCATCCCGTAGCATTTGAGCCTTACGTTTTGAGGTAGCTAATGCTGTGGCATCATCCAGTATTCTTGTTAGCTCAAAGTAACCCTGCCCTGCTGCGCCTTTGGCCTCTGCACCTGCCGCACCGAAAGCCGCCCGTGCTTTCTGTATGCGTGTGCCAGTAGTCGGAAGGGTCTTACCGAGCATGTTATCTATCTCTCTCTGAGCAGCAGGAGAAAGCTCATCCCCATATGCCGTCCTGACCCGGCGCAATTCAGCCTTGATTGGGGACAGTGGCACTTGAGGGATTGACTCTGTTACTTCCCCGATAACCCGGCCTGCCGCTTTCCGGGCAGAGGTTTCAGTGGCTCCAGTTAACTTCCTAGCCAGAGCAGGAAGCACCTGAGTTATACCCGGCGCTTTGGCCTGTGCCGCTGCCTTAATAAGACTGGGAGCCATGCCCATTACAGCCGCCGCTTTGGCACCCTCCGCAGCGTTATCCAGACGGCTTTCGCCTTCAACCGTAGGCATAAGAGCGCCCTGACCCGCGCCAATCCCACCCTCTACCAAAGCGGTAGAGAGAAGCGCCCTAGCCCTTTGGCTCTTGATAAGGGGCATAGCAGCCCGGAGAGCAGCAGAGCCTTTGACGGCAGCGCCACCGGGTATCATTGCCATACCAACATGACCCGCGATCTGACCTATCCGACCGCTGGCCGTTCCCAATAGCTCCTTGTCAATGTTCCGGCGGTCAGCTTCCTCGGCCTGTAACTGAGCCAATTCTTCCTTGTCGCCGGTCAGGTAGTTGAATATCTGGCGACCGCCCCGGAAGGTCGAATCCAAGGACTGTCCTAGCCCCTGAACGCCTGTCTGTATGATGCCCTGTTCCTTAGTCCCACCGACCGTTTTTCCAGCTTTCGGGATACGCGCAACCGTGGGATGAAACTGTCCTGACTCATCCGTATAGGCTTGAGCCTGCCCGGTTTCCGGGTTGATTGGAACCGTGTTATTGGCAGGCACAAAGGCAGGCGTTTCAGGACGCGCAATAGTGGCTGGAGGAGCGCCCTCGGCAGGAGCTTTATTGTATTCGCCCATAAGCACTTCAACGGCTTCGGTATCTCCTGCCGCTTCGGCTGCTTCAACCATCCTCTGAATCTCAGCGCGCGTAGCCATTGTTATCTCCCGCCGTACTGCCGCTGGATTTCAGAGAAAGTACGCTTCGGCTTACCGCCAGTTGCCGTAGCCTCTGGCCCTATGTCTCCTGCGCCCTCTGCTTCACGCCGCCACCGCGCCTGAATTCCAGTGGTTACATCAATATAGGATTTGATAGCCCTTCTCTTTTCCTCTGCGCTTGTGGCAATCGCCATATTGTTGATAGACTCTTGAATGGCAGCGCCTTCTGCATTGGAAATAGAGCCTGCGCCTTGACCGACTATGCCTTGGAAGCCAACAGCGCGAACGCCACCTTGCATCTGCTTAATCAGGGAATGGGCATCAGCACCCTCCTGATTTAAGCGACCATAAACCGGCATACCGAGGGTAGCCAATAGGCCACCGCCACCACCACCTTCGGCATGGCGACTGGCTTCAAGGTTAGCCGCTATCGGTCCTGCAAGGCTTTCAGTGGACATTGCCTCCAGACCGGGATGCTCTACGCCAGTGTCAGGATCATATAGCCTTCTGGCTGATTTAATGGATTCAGCAATTAGGTTCTCATGCTTCTCCAAAGCGGTCTTTGCTGCTGACCTACGCTCAAGGTTCATCGTCTGACGTTTCTTTTCAGCATCAATTCTGGCTGTAGGGGTAGCCATTTCAGCGGCGGCTTCCAGCTTGCCAGTTTCCTTCTGCTTGGCAGTTGGCAGAGCAGCAAGGGTTTGACCGGGGGCAACGCCAGTAGCCGGGGCAGAAGCAGTCGGAGCCGTAGCGGGGGCGGTAGCCGGAGCAGTAACCGGGGCAGGAGCAGGAGCAGCAGCCGGGGCAGGAGCTTGACCCATTTCCTGACTGAGCTTCCTAGCTATCAGCATTTGAACATCTTCCTCGTTCAAATCCATCCCCTGTATAGATGCGGCAAACTGCGCCATTCTTTGCTGTGCCTCTGGCGGCAATTCTGGGAACTCAAAGCTGGCTCTTTGTCCATCAACTTCTGCCACACCGGGGACATTGGCCGAGGGTGCGACCGAAGGAGCGACTGGCGCGGTAACTTCGGCTCCTGTTTGTACTCCACCTGTGGCCGTTCCAGCCTGACCTTGAATAGCCGGGATGAAAGTCGGCACGCCATTGACCATCTTTATCGTACCCGGAGGCATACCTTCCTCTGTTAGCTGGAAGGCTTGCGGAGCGTACTTCTGCTTGGTATCAATAACGGGGTTAGTAGGATCGTTAGTAACGATGCCCAAGTTTCCGTTATCCAGCTTGACCATTGCATGTGTCTTTAGCTGGCTTGGGTCGGTTATGCCAAGGTCTTTCAAGTCTGGGCCACCGAGCAAGCCGAGATATGCGCGTAGTGTTTCCTTGGTCGGAGTCGGGTCTTGTGGCAATGCTGCTTCCATGCCAGCCGCTACACCGGAGGAAGGAGGCTGGCCTAGAGCCGCCATGAGGTCTGCCGGGGGAGCCGAGGGAGTCTCAGGCGTGATGCCAGCCGCAGCGAGGCCACCGCCCATGCCCGGAGCAATGCCCGGAGCAGGAGGGGGAGCAGCGCCGGGAAAGCCAGCCGCAGCAAGACCCCCGCCCATAGCCTGAACCGGAGCCACTGGAGGGGCAGGCGGGGGAGCAGCCTGTATTCCCAAAGCCTCGTTCAAGTCAGCCGGTCCCGTAGCCTTTGGAGCGTTCGGGTCGGTCATTTGCTGCACGGTACGGAGGATTTCAGAGTTCCGCATTGCCTCGGATTCATCCTCAGTTTTTTTGGCCTTTTTGCCGGTCAAGTATTCGCCCAGAAGTCCACCGCCGACCTGCGCCACTGTGCCTAGAATAGACTCAGGCGCAAGCATGGACACTGTTTCATACAAACCGCCATGCTGAGTAGGGGTTAATTCCTGCCGCCGTTCCTTGGTACGAATAGCCTTAAATTCCTCCTGACTTGCCCGCAACGCTTTCGCAAGGCGCTGACGCTTCTGAATCTCAGTAGCGTTCTGGTTGATATCTTTCCAGCTAGGAGGGACGTATGCCATTTCAGTATCCTCCACCGCCCATGCCGCCGCCGCCACGAAGCGCCATTACTCGGTTGCGTATCATACCCGGAAGTCCGGGCATCCTGCGCTCACCCGGAGCGCGAATACCGCCGCCCAAGGTTGACGGTATTGTAGCAGCCCCGCCACCCTTACCGGGCTTGTTCAGTGGCGTACCCATCGGCTGTTCACCTAGGGAGCCTGCCATGCCGGGGTCTTGCATGGGAGGCGGCTGCATCTGGTTCATTGGCCCCGGTGTGAAGCCACCTAGCTTGCCAGAACCCATTGGATTGTCCACCGGGGGAGCCATGTTTCCCGAGGCATCCTGACCCCATGACGGAGTAGGCACCTGTGGCACCGTTGATAGCTGCTGAGTGCCGGGCATAGCGGTATTGGTCATTTGTCCCGGCAAAGCCGCAGCCGATCCACCTTTGCGGGGCTTGCCCCGGACTCCCGGCTGCTCGCCCATTCCACCTTGGTCATAGAACGCCATGTTCCCTCTCCTGTTTAGCCATGTGCCGGAAGGCACCTAGCAGTATGCCGAACAAGCCGGTATAGTTGACCTGCAAGAATCCGTCCGAGGCTTTGGACACAAGCTCAGGAACAAGGTCAAAAACCTGCTGCGCTGATATACCGGAATCCGGCAGCTTGGTGTCCTTCCATTTCCAGCTAATCGGAATCAAGGAAAGCATGGTATTGTATGCCGCTTCATCGGCAATCTGTTCGATATCCTCCTTGAGAGCGATATCAGAGGCAGTAATGGCAGCCGAACCGAGTGCGCCGCCTAGCTGCCCTATTGAACTCATCTTGTTATTCCGTGCGGCCATTTGTTGATTGTAGATATTGGCCTGCTGTGCGAAGCCCTGCTGTGTGGCGTCCATGACGCGGTTGCCCTCGCCCATACCAGCACCCATAAAGCTCTGGTATGCAGGAGTGCGAACGCCACTAACCAGCCCTTGTGCTGCTTGGGCCTGCTGCCAAGGCAGCATATAGTTCTGCATGGACTGTTCATAGCCCTGCCGCTGCCCGCCCAGTTGCGTGTTGTAAATATCACGCGATTCTTGAGCGCCAGCCAACATGCCTTGTAGCTGTGCTTGTGCGCCTACATCACCATGCGAGGTAAGCATGTTCTGATAGGCACGGTCATATGCTGCCGTTCCCGGCTGGAGTCCTTGCAGGCGCAGTTTAGTCTGCATTTGCTGTTCGGATTGCTGCTGCTGTGGCCGGATACGAGCCATAAGCGATTCGGCAAGCCGCTGACCGTGCTTTTCGCCGGACAATTCATCATAGGTCGGCATAGCAGGGCCGCCATCAAATTCACCCTGCGCTCCGAGCCTGCCGAACATAGAGGTTTGAAGGCCACGCGCCTGATCTAGCGCCTGCTGGCTCGCCGGGTCAAGTGATTCTGTCTGTGTCCACTGGCCCGTAGTCGGGTCTTGATTCCACTTGAGAGAACCGAACGCCGTGACCTGATCTGGCCGGTTGGCTACAGTCTGCTTTTGAAGTTGCTCATTCTGTGACGCGGCCTGAGCAGCAGCCAACGGCACATAATTGGGAACTTTAGGCGCTTTCGGCTTCTTCCCGAATAGTCCTGACATTTTCCTGCTCCTTGACTATGAACCCTGCCGGTCGAATCCTCTCCCACCGGCCTGCCGTTTCAGGGGTACAAACGTACATCATCATATCCGCGCCATTCGGATAGTAGTTCGGTACTATCGAATTGAGCTTGAAGCCCAGATGCTCTACCAGCCTTTGGGCCTTTTTGTTATAGGACACAACCGTTCCAATCAAATTGGCAACGCCACAGCAGCGGAACGGGTAGTCATAAATCGCATACCAGAACAGGCGCGACGGCTGCTTGCCTTCTGCAATCCAGATATGCCCGTGGATTGTCTTACCGTTATAGCCGTCGAACAAGGCACCACAAATGACCTCAGTGCCGTCAACCTCCAGAACGCATACAGCCTTTTCCGTAGGTACGATATCCATGATATCCGCAAGCGTTTGGAGGTTGCGCGGATCACTGTTAATCCAGCGAGTCATACCAGACCTCCCGCTTCATAGACCCATTCCAAAGCTGCCAAGCCAAAGGCTGAGGAAGTATCAACGCGCAACTGCCATGCAAACGCATAGCCCAGAACGTTGGCAGATACCCACGGACGATAGACGTTTTCGTGGCCTGCCCAGTTTGCCTCATCCCAGTTAGAGATATTCCATTTGGCATTGCCAGCCGCTATACCTGGGGGCGGTGTAGTGAGGTATTGGTCAATACGGAAATCCGGCAAGACCCGCATACGAAACGAGGGCTTGACTTCTGTATGGAAATTTGGACGAATCAGCTTGGCGTGTTTGTTGGCAGCAGGATTATCTAGGTAGGTATATGCACCGAAGCCATATGCCTTGATAGAGTCACCGCCTGAACCGTCAAGCAGTACGTTGTCCTTATAGTCGCCGGGGGTAACAACCAGAACACGGCCATTATCCGTGCCCATAAGGATATTACGGTCAACTGTGCGAAGGGTACGCGCCGGATAATCAAACTTGCCCCACGCTCCAGTTAAGAAGTTCATGACTAGTTGGACTGGCTTTCCGGGGATACCCATAAGAATATCCTGCCCGGACCTATCAAAGACATTGATAACTACCCACGCAGAATCAGGATGAACCGATATCTCTATTGGGAATGGCGGATTAGGCTGTGATGCCAACTTAATTAGGGTGCGAGAAATACGCCGGGTTAGCGTATTGGAATACAGAATCTCTGTGATGCTGTTCGTTACCAGAGAGGACAGCGGCACTAGGCCACGGCGACTGAGGAACAGAATGTCGCCGCCATAGTCAGCCGTTGAACGAACGCTCAGGGGAGGGGCAATATACCAGATAGAATCAAGGAACCAATCCTCGGCATTTTCTGGGTCATTACCGGAGTAGGAAGCAATCTCTCCCATAGTGGTTATGAACACTATGCGATCATCAAGACCATCGCCAGTATCAGCAGACCACCGGGCCAGCATTTGCAGATAGCCGCCACGCTTGAACAGGCCACCGACAAAGAACGGTTTAATTACACCGCCCATAGAGTCAATCGGTAGATACCATGCAGTCATGGTATTCTTTTCGATAAACCAGAGCCGTCCTTTATGCACAAGAACGAATGAGAAATTGTTAGGGTCTGTGCCCTCAATTTCTCCGGGTGCATCTGCCGTACCTGCGCCAACCTGCATGAACCGCGCCCATGCTGTACCATTATAGAACATAGTAACGAAGCCGTCAACAGCGATCAAGAATTGACCAGCCGCCGTAGCAAAGTTGGTATCAATAAAGGGGTTATTGCTGCCAGCACTATGCTCTGCAACCTGTGGCGGATTTGCACCGGGAGTCGTTATATCATAAATGTAGTTATAGTCAGCAGCGAATATCTCAGTCGAGCCGTCAAGAGCCTGATAGCTCATGATGCTATGGACTATGCCTCCCCCGCCGCCTCCCGGTATGCCGGTAGTCCATTCCTGATAGCCGGGGCGCACAGCCAAGACACCTGTATCCGGGTAAAAATTCATTACATCAATCAGGAACTCCGGCCCCATATTGGAAAGGGGGTCAAGATCATTAAGGCCGCCCGTTGGCGCTTGAACGGCAAGCGCCTGACTGACTCTCTGCGGTCCTAGCTTGGCGTTAAACATTCCAGCTTCCATCCGGTACGTTCTGACCAGAAATGTATAGGTAATCCCATTGCCGATTCAGTGAGATAACGGGAGCGCCCTGAGTCTGCCCTTTCTCGGCAGTAACCATGTACTCAAACTCACGGCCAAGCTCTGCGGCTTCCATGCCCTTCGCGGCCCAGAGTTTGTACTTGACTCCGGCGCACATCATGAAGTTGTCAAAGACAGGCTCATCATTGTCCTTCGTGAGCTTATCTTTATATCCCGGCAAATCCGGGTCAAAAACCCAGTTGCGCGAGATATAGTAAAAGTCGATTTTTTCATTCAGGGCGGGGATGGGAAAGACTTGGAACTTGTTATCCAGTATTCGGTAGCGGTAATACACGCCAACCGAAACAATGCCGTTCTTGACCCATGACCATCCTTGGGGACTCATAGGCCCGAACATGGGACGGCGGTTAGTCGAAGTCCACTGGGTCTGATTGACTATGCGCCCGAAGTCAGCCGGAAGGTCAAATTCCGAAGCAATTCCATCCCCGATATACTGCTGTGACTTTTCAAGGAACTGCCAGTCATGAACTTTGACAAGCTGTGTTCCCAAAGCGTTGACCAGACCGAGCGTTTGGAACCCGGTCTGGTCGTCGAACGGCGATATCGTGGTTTCCACCTGCGGCAGACCAATCTCTTGCAGGGCTTGGTTTACGATGGTCAGCACAGATGCCCGAACGGCCATGACTTACCCCTTGCGTTCTGTCTTTGCGCTTCTGTCAGCCTCCAGCCGT